CCGGAACAGACCGAGCCGGAACAGACCGAGCCGGAACAGACAGAACCGGAACAGACCGAGCCGGAACAGACCGAGCCGACACCGGAAGAAATCGCAGAAGCGGAAGCAGCCGCAAAACGTAGCGAGGCAGCGAAAAAGGCCGCAGCTACTAGAGCCGCCAACAAGGCAGCAGCAGAAGCGGCAGCAGCCGACATTTCAGAATTCGAATAACTAATCTAGGGGACATGATAGACGGAAAAAGAATATATCTAGCGGTCCGAAAAGCTATAAACCTCCTTCCGAGACAGTCGGAGGGGGTTGTTAGCTATGACGCGGATAACCTATACCCGCAGAGGATAGCTAACCTTATCGACGCTAGTAAGACCGCTACGGCGTGTGTGGCAAAAGCTACGGAGAATATTGTTTGCGAAGGGTTCGCCGTTGAGGCGTTTGCACGTATGACAAACGACCACGGGCAAGATATGAACGACGTGTTAGAGTTTATTGGCGAGGATATCCCCAAGTACAGAGGTTTTGCACTGATTGTACAATACGGTGGCGATTTTAAGCCGAAAGCGGTGTATCCGGTTCCGTTCGGTTATGTCCGGGCAGTACTCAACAAAAACTATAAAGACAATAGTCGCGTTGACAAGTGGTTGGTATTCGATAATTGGGACCGTTCCACACTTAAGGACACCAATAGCAAGAAGGGCACCGTGTACCCAACATTCAACCCGGAAAATTTTGCAGCGGAATGTGAGGAATACGGAGGTATCGAAAATCACCCGGGACAACTGTATTACAGCAACTTGTCTAACCGTGTACCTTATCCTATTAGCCCGTTCCATGCGGTACAGCCGGAAATGGCAGCGGAACGAGGGAATGCGCTGTACGTTGAGAACGTATTGTCTAGAGGGTTCCACGCGTGTAGCATTGTGACGCACGGAGATTTTGAATCAGACCGCGAACAAGACGAATTCCGGGAAGCGATTACAAATATGATGGGCGTAGAGGGTACCGGGGCCGTACTGACGGTAAGAGACACCGCCGTAGGGATAACAGACAAGCCATTTATACGAGTTGAACAGGTAGGCACGCCTATCGATGCGGACCTGTACGAGAAGTACAGCGAACCATTACGGAAAGATATCGCGATAGCTTGCTATACCATTCCAATCCCGCTCATTGACTCGTCGCTAATCAATTTTGCGAACGCGTCCGGCGAAGTAGTTAAAGAGATGCAGAAAGTGTACAGGCGTTCACTTTCCCGCGTTAGGGAGCGAATATCGCGCGACCTAGCATATATTTTTGACGTTGATACTGCAACGACTAATATTAATAACAACCTGGAAGGTGCCGCAGTGGATACAGCAGCTACCGCCCCGGGAGAACAAACTATATAAGTATGGCTTATCCTATTGCAAGATTAAGAGCATTGTTTTCATTGGCGGCCGATGTGAAAGACGCCGACCTAGAGAAGGCATTTTATGAGGCCGACCAACTAGATGTCAAGCCCCAACTATGTATGACATACGAGGCTACCCCGGCAGAATACAAGCCGGATAATGACGAATATACAGGACTTGATACCGTTATATGCTATTACGCGTTCGCGCGCTACGTGCAGACGAGCGAACAGAACAGCACAGCGAGCGGCGTTAAGATACAGAACTATCTAGGTAGCTATGTACTTCCGGACGTTAACAAGGCGAAAAGATTCGAGGCGGAACGAGGGAAGGCCGACCAATTTATAGAGCCGCTTTTGGCAAAATTGCAGAAAGACGGTCTACTGAAGGGGGCTCATGATTGTAACCGAGTACAGAGTAGAATATGTTTAATAAGGTAATAATGGACGGAGTACTAGACGCGGCGCGAATATCGGCAATTGCCTTTATCATGTCAGTAACCAACGACGTTATGACATTTTTTGTACTCATTGTGCTATTCGGAACGCTTAATTTCATTGTAGGCCTTGTGGCGGACTTAAGAGAGGGAAAACCCTACTCACACCGGAAAGCCTTTCATGCGTTTTTCGAGTACGCGATAGCCGCGATAGTGATAACATCCACCGCAGCAGCGGCGAGGCTGATACAGCCGGAAGGGGACCATACGCATATATTACAGTTATTGACAACGCTCTTTGCACTTGTGTACGCAAAGAACATTATCCGCAATTTCAAATTGATACAACCGGATAACGAGTTTATATCCGTGCTTGATATGCTGATTAACGCTAAGTATGTAGAATTCATTAAAAAGTTAAAAAATGGAGTTTTTCACAATAAAGGAACTGACGAGATCTACGACGGCGGAAGCCAGGAAGATAGACAACACACCGACGAGGGAAGCGGAAGCGAATCTAACGGAGCTGATAAATAAAGTATTGGACCCGTTACGGAGGGCGTACGGGAATCCCATAACGGTAACGAGCGGTTATAGGTCGCCGAAGCTGAACGCTTCCGTAGGGGGCGTAAAAACGTCTCAACACCAAAAAGGCCAGGCCGCAGACATAACCGCGGGAAGCCCGGAAGAAAACAAGCGGTTGTTCGATTTGGCGCGGGAACTGAACCTACCATTTTGTCAACTCATTGACGAGAAAAAATACAAGTGGGTGCACATCTCATATGATAAGAATAACGTTAAACGACAAGTATTACACTTATGAGCAAGTTAAACCAAATACTAATATTAGCCGTCTCTTTGGCGGCTATATTGTTATTCTTCTCCGTGCGGAAGGTACGGCAGCAGAAAAGAGAATTGGCCCGCCTGGACAGCAATATAGAGGCTATCAATACCGAGGCGCGGCAGTACAAGACAACCGTGGGAGATTACGCCGAGCAGGCGCGCAGGTTGTCCCTAGAGAAGTCCGAACTAGAACTATTTAATGCAGACCTTAATAATAAGGTACGCGAGCTAGGAATAAAGAATAAGGAATTGCAGGGCGTAACGAGAACCGAGACGATTACTAAGATAGACACGGTAGTTAAGACCGTTATAGACTCTTCCGGTGTGCGGCGAACCGCAAATTACAATGACGGTTGGAACGTTATCAACGTGGAGAGCCTTCCGGACAGCACTAAGATAGCCATACATAGTACTGATACATTAGACGTGGTTACACATGCGAAGCAAAAGAAGTTCCTTTTCTTTCGGGTCGGACGGCCGAAACTGTACACCACCGTTTCAAACAAAAACCCGCGTTCCGAGATGAAAGTACGGTTTTCAGCGACTTTCGACTAAAAATGTTTACAATTAAAATCATCTGTGACACTCATCTGTGACGCCTAACTAACTGATTATCAAGTTACAAAATTTTTGCGTAATAGATTAAGGATTTTTTACTGTGACACCTAACTCGCTGAAATAGTGATACTTAACCCTAGTGTAATAGATGTAATAGATAAATCGTATAGAGTTAAAACTAAAAAGGGCTTTAAATGTTAATATATATCAAATCGTATATCACATATTTACGTTTTAGACTAATAGGGATTTATCTGTTACATCTGTGACACTAGGTCTAACTACTATGATTATCAGCGCGTTAAGTGTCATTTCTCATCTGTGACGTTTGGTTTCATCTGTGACACCCCACCCCGAAACGTTAATCGTAGTTAAATTCACAAAGTTTTTTCTCAAAATGTTTTGTAGTTCAAAAATAAGCCGTATCTTTGCAATGTCGATAAGGAAATGAGAGCCTCGCCAATCGTACCCAAAGGAGGTTAGAAGGGAAACACGGACGGTATCCCAATTCATTTGAAAATCCGGTGCGGTATCCGCTTAATTGAAGCTATAAAGCCGGAATCCTTTTCGCAAAAGAACTGTAAGCCATACTAAACTTTATCGCACTATTCCGGAAGGCCCGGAGAATCGCGCAAATAATTACTAGATATGGGATATTTAAAAATCTACCGATTAGAGAAGTTTTTCTATGATACGGTAAAAAAGAGAATCTTTGAATGTATTAATTTGAAAGAGATAAACGAGCTATACGGCCGGCCCGGCGCGGTTACCATAGCGGAGGTATTCTCGAAGGAACTAGAGGAGGAAGAAGGCGGAAAGAAGTTTGAATATAATATCCGCGGCTTTATCATCCCGAACGCCGACAAGTATCTGACCGTTTATGAGCAAGCGCGCCAAAAGGCCTTTAGCGATTATCTTTTTTCAAGAAAAGGAGAATTCAGAACTAAAAAACGAGAATGGAGACCAAGGAAGAAAAAAACAAATTGCTGACAGTAGCACAGGCGGCGCAGCTAGTAGGCTGCACTGAAAACGCTATCCGTTATCAGCTGCAAATCGGAAATCTGACAAGGTTTGAAAATGCAGCCGGGAAAATACGTATATCACGTAACGAATTATTAGATAAACTTTTAAAATTTGAAGAAAAATGAGAATTAACTTTGAACTGAACACCGAGAACGAGAACCCGAGTATGTTACAGGCAACCGCCGCGTATCTCAACAGCCTTGCTAACATCAACGCAGGAACCACAATAGAACCCGTACACGGGTTTTTAGCGCCGGAAACAAGCGAAGACACGCCCAAAAGGGAAAAGCCCGTTACAGATCCGCAAAACGACTTCAAAAAGGAGAGTATCGCCGAATCAATTGCAGCCGTTAAGGAACAACTAGCAGCAGGGAAGGAAGAACCTAAAAAGCCCGCTAGACGCAAAGTGAAAACCGAGCCGGAAGTAAAGACAGAACCGGAACAAGTTAAGGAACCGGAACAAGTTAAGGAACCGGAACAAGTTAAGGAACCGGAGGCAAAAGAGCCCGTAAAAGAACCGGAACAGCCTAAAGAATCCGTATCCTACACTATCGAACAGGCGAAGGCCGTAGCTATGAAGGCGTTAAATAAAGGCCGTAGAGAGGTTGTTAAGGACGCGTTCGGATATGTCGGGGCGTCATCTTTCCCGACCCTGGCGCCCGAGAATTTCGCCGACTTTATCAAGTACATTGAGGAGAACCTGTAAAATGACGCAAAACCATAAAGATAGGGACCACGCTTTATTATCCCCTAGTTCCTCGGGCCGCTGGATGAATTGTCCACCCTCGGCCCGGCTAGCGGAAACAGTGGAAAACGGAACGAGCGTGTACGCCGAAGAAGGCACTCTATTCCACGAGATTTGCGAGTACTGCCTAGCCCAATGGAAGGCGGGCGTATGGGAACCGGACCCGTTCGGCGAAGAATTGCCGACACTTAAAGATGACCACCTGATGCACCCGTTATTCAAGCCGGAAATGTTCAAACATGCCCGCAATTACTGCGATTTCGTGACGAATGAATACTACGACCTTGAGAAGTCTGGCGGAGCGTGTGTGATGCTGTTAGAGGAAAGGGTAGACATTTCCGAATATGCGCCGGACTGTTTCGGCTCTGTGGACTGTCAGTTAGTCGGATACGATACTCTGGAAATTATCGACTTGAAGTACGGCGAAGGCGTTAAAGTGAAGGCGGAAAACAATACTCAGATGATGTTGTACGCTCTTGGGGCACTCAAGAAAACGCCCTCAATAACGAAGGTTAAAATGGTAATTGCACAAGTACGGTTGCATCATTTCGATACGTGGGAAATCTCCATTAATGACTTGACACAGTGGGCTAATAAGGTGCTAAAACCGGTAGCTAAGAGGGCTTTCGCAGGAGAAGGCGAGCAAAAGGTAGGCGATTGGTGCGGCTTTTGCCCCGTAAAGGCACAATGCCGGAAACAGTACGAGGACGTTATGCAGGATTTCGAACGGTACGAATACCCGGAACTACTGACACGGGAAGAAATAACCGACCTTATCGGCAAGATAGACCGATACAAGAGCTGGCTAGAGAGCGTTAACAAGTACGTGTACGACGAGGCGTTAAGGGGTCATAAGTGGAACGGGTACAAGCTGGTAGCGGGAAGGTCTAGCAGGGTGATAACGGACGAAGAACCGATACGGCAAGACCTGTTACACGAATACCTGGAAGATGAGATATTTAACATCAAGTTGAAAGGTATCGGAGACCTTGAAAAGCTAGTAGGAAAGGAAGCGTTTTCCGCTAAGTACGGACAGTACGTGCAGTCCAAACCAGGCAAACCTAAGTTAGTTCCGGATAGCGCACCAGGGGACGAGATTAACGCCTTAAGCGATTTCGACATCGAAAGCTAACAAATATTAAAATAAGTAAAGCGATTGCGAGATATAAAATTAAAACCATATCTTTGAATCGAATTAAAAACCAATTAAAAACCAATTAAAATTTAAAAATTATGAGTAAGAAATTGATTCTAAAAAATGTGAGATTTTCCTATGTAAGAGTATTCGAGGCCGCGCCTATCATGGACGGGAATACTAACTATTACAGCGTATCAATACTTATCCCGAAAACCGACACAAAGCAGGTTAACGAGATTAAGAGAGCACTCAAGGAACTTGCAGATGAATTTTTGGCGAACAACCCGAAATTCAAGGGGAACCTTCCGGAAGATTGGAGAAACCCACTAACGGACGGCGACAAGAAAGGTGACGAAGGGTATGAAGGAATGTTTGTACTTAACGCAAAGAGACAGGAGAAGAACGGAAAACCGATTGTTATCGACAAGCACAAGCAGCCGATAACGGTTAAAGAAGATATGTATTCGGGTTCATGGGGAACCGCATCACTAAGTTTGTTTTCGTACTTTAAGTCCGCTAACAGTTGCGGAGTCGGCGTCGGGCTCAACGGGATACAAAAAGTTGTAGACGACGACCGATTAGACGGGGGTGCAAGCGTTAACGACTTCGAAGATGAAGGAGGAAGCGATAACGGTTTGAGTGATTTCGAATAGCGTTTTTACAGAGTTTATTATTTAATTTTTTATTAACCGATTTTATTTTATAGCAAATGTGCGAGGTCCGCCCGAGTAGAAGCGGGTGGGCCTTATTTTTTACTCCTAAAATTAGAACAAATGACTAACCCAATTTACATAGACTTTGAGACGTATTCCAGCGAGGATATAAAGACGGGCGGCGCGTACAGATATACGGCTGCAATAGACTTTGAAATACTCCTGGTAGGTTACGCGATCGGGGACGGTGATGTAGTTATAGTAGATGTTGCGAATGATGAGCCCGAGTGGAGAAGATTTAAAGACCTTATACAGGATGAACGCTACACGATAGTAGCGCACAACGCGCAATTTGAAAGATTGTGCCTAAAGGCCTACGGTATTAACATTCCGGCAAAGAGATTCTTATGCACCGCGTCACTGGCATTATATGCGGGTTTTCCCGAATCACTTAAAATGGTATCTTCCGCGCTAAATCTGAAAGAAGGAAAGAAGGGCACCGGATTGGCGCTAATAAAATTCTTTTGCCTTCCCCAACAAGGCAAGGCCGGAAACACGTACCGCAACTATATGCAGGACTTTCCCGAGAAGGCCGAGGAATTTATAGATTACCTCCGTTATGATGTACTTTCAGAACGCGAGGCATACCATAGATTAGAGTATTGCGACTTTCCCGAATCGGAAAGGGAAGTATATGCACTAGACCAATATATTAATGACGCCGGGATAAAGATAGATACAGAGCTAGCCACGAATGCGGAGAAGATTAACAACGAGTTTTGTGACAGACTGAAAAACCGTATAAAAGACCTGTACGGAATATCTTCCCTAAAGTCAACCGCGCAACTGAAAAATTTCTGTCTTATCCGTACCGGAAAAAGTTTCGATTCATTCCGGAAAGAGGATATAGACGGCATTATAGAGGAATGCAATGACGAACAAGTAGCGGACGTATTAGGGTCCCGTAAAATTATCAATAAGACCAGCAACGCCAAGTACACGTCAATGTTAAGTTGCGTATGCCCGGACGGACGTGTACACGGATTGTACCGTTATTACGGTGCGGGGCGTACAGGCCGTTTCGCGGGGCGTCTCGTGCAGATGCAGAACCTACCTCGCAATTATATAACAGAGTTAGACGCGTGCCGTGATGACGCTAAGAAGGGCGATTTAGCTACGTTTGAATTGTTTTGGGGCGATGCGCCGGGAATGCTTTCCCAACTTATCCGCACCGCCTTTATTGCCGACACCGGAAAGGTGTTCGTAGTGGCGGATTATTCCGCAATCGAGGCGCGTGTATTGGCGGGCCTGGCCCGTGAAGAATGGCGCCTAGACGCTTTCCGCAATGGAAAGGACATATATGTAGTATCCGCTAGCCGTACATTTAGCCTACCCGAGGAACAGTGCGGGAAAGGGACTCATTACAGGCAGCAAGGAAAGGTAACGGAGCTAGCCCTAGGGTACGGTGGTTGGGTCGGAGCTATGAAAACAATGGATTATGAGAAATCAATAGACCCGGCTCTGTACAAGGATATCATACTACGGTGGCGGGACGCATCGCCGCGTATCGTGGAGTTTTGGGAGGTTCTTGAAAGTAAAGCAAAGCTATGCATACGCAACAAGGCCCGTGTAGATGTAATACAGTACGGCGTGTGGGTGTGCCGTTTCGAATGGTTCGAGGAAAACAGTTCGCTCGCTATCCTGTTGCCTTCCGGCCGCCGCCTGTTTTATCCGGAATGCAAGATAAAAACCAAGAGTATCAAAGGCCGTGAACGTAGCGTTATTACGTACATGGGCACCGATTTAACGGGCAAATGGTCGGAACTCGATACCTACGGCGGAAAGCTAGCCGAGAACCTAACGCAGGCAGTGAGCCGTGATATACTAGTGTACGGTATGCAGACTATTCGCGCCCGATATCCCGAGGCTGATATAGTGGGGCATATCCATGATGAGGCGGTTAACGAGGTGCCCGTAGATGATTTTGGCGAGCCCGTGGTAACACTCAAGGCGATTTGCCAAGCTATGGCGACTACTCCGGAATGGGCCGAACCGTTTGGCATCCCGTTGAACGCAGAAGGATTTGTAAGTAATTACTATAAAAAGGATTAGCTATGGATAAATATACTTTGTCGGTGGCGGGTAGTTCTGCCTCAATGAAATGGGCGACTGTCAGATACACATGGGAGGGGTTTTTGGAAAGACTCGGTAAAGAGGTACGCAGCCCGGAATCTATGCGCGAGTTCGACCGCCTAGACCGCACCGCGCGCGCCAATCTGAAAGATGTTGGTGGATATATGGCAGGGGAACTTTCCGGCGCTAGACGCCTTAAAAGCGCGGTGTTATCCCGGTCTATGATAACATTAGACGTTGATTACGCGGATGAACTTTTCCCGGTTGAATTTGAAGCTAGGTTTCCGGGCGTAGCCGCGGTAATATATAACACGCGTTCAGACCGCGAGACCTCTAGACGGTTCCGGTTTATCGTGCCGTTCGCCGACGAAGTGCAAGACCCTGTACAGTACGAGGCCGCCGCGCGTAAAGTGGCCGAGTTGATAGGTATTGACTTGTTCGACCCGACGACCTTTCAAGCGGAACGAATGATGTATTGGCAATCTCTTTCCGCGGACCAGCCCAAAGTATTCGACGTGATAGAGGGCGACCCGATTAGCGCCGATTACCTGTTATCGCTGTACGGCAATGGCGAGGAATGGAGGGATATCAATAATTGGGCGTTCAAGTCTGACACAGAGAAGGAGACCCGCGCTATCGTTAATAAGGCAATGGCGCAGAACCCGCGCGAAAAGTCCGGCCTAGTGGGCGCGTTCTGCCGGGCGTACACCGTGCAGGAGGCAATAGAAAAGTATCTTCCGGACGTGTACGAGGTTTACCGGGGAAACGACAGATACACATATAAGGCGGGTAATAGTGTGGGTGGTATGATTGTGTTTGAGGACCTGTTTTGCCTTTCATACCACGCCACCGACCCGATTTCAGACGGGCACGCCTATAACGCCTACGACCTTGTACGTGTGCACAAGTTCGGGCACATGGGTAAAGAGGATAGCACGAAAGCAATGAACAAACTAGTTTGTGAAGATAAGGACTGTGTTAAGGACTTGATTACGCCGGATGCTGATTTAAACGACTTCGAAGATTACGGAGACGAAACCAAGTCAGACAGCGCCGAGAATATCACGGAATTGGTTTGGGACCTGGACGGAAAGGGGAACAAGCAGGTAACCGTTAACAACTTCATTAACGCATTCAAATCAGATCCGTTACTGAATGGGCTGTTAGCCTATGACATGCTGAAAGAAACTATTGTATTTACCCGGCCTTCCTTTACTTGCAAGGGGAGCAAAAAAGGCGACCTTATCACCGACACGGACGTATCTATTATAAAGGGACGCATAGAGCGGCTGCACGGTATATATAATGATGCAAAGCTAAATGACGCTATCGAACAGGTGAGCAGTGATAACGCGTTCCACCCGATTAAAAACTACCTTGAGTCTCTTACATGGGACGGCGTAGAACGCATTGATACCTTTTTAATCGAATACATGGGGGCCGAGGATAACGCATATACCAGGGAGGCATTCCGCAAAATGCTATTGGCAGCCGTTACGCGCATTTACAAGCCCGGCACCAAGTTTGACACCGCCCTGGTATTTTACTCCGAACAGGGTGTCGGAAAGTCCACGTTAATACAGCGTCTTTCAAAGGGCTGGTTTAACGACTCGTTAACGAGTCTTTCCGGCAAAGATTCATACGAAGCTATACAATTCGCGTGGCTCGTGGAGCTAGCCGAGTTATCCGCGTTGAGGCGTTCCGATGTCGAGGCGGTTAAGAACTTTATATCAAAGCGCGAAGATACGTATAGGGGCGCATACGCTAGACGCGTTAAGACCCACCAAAGACAATGCGTGTTTTTCGGTTCCACGAATGACGATGAGTTTCTTAAAGACGCCACGGGCAACCGACGATTTTTCCCGGTAGCCGTTAGGCGCGTGAAGAAAACACATGTTATCTTTGAGCCGCAATTCGACGCTATCGTAGACCAACTTTGGGCGGAAGCCATGAGCGCCTTTATATTCGGCGAGGCTCTTACATTGTCTGATGAGGCCGAAATGATAGCGGGCGGAACGAGGGACGAATTTACGGAGCGCACACCGTTACAGGGCCTGATAGAGGAATACCTGGATAGATTGTTCCCAGAAGACTATGAAGATAGGTTTCTGCCTCAACGTATGGACTTTCTTAACGGTGATTTGGGCGAAGTGGGAACCGTGCGCAAGGATACATGCAGCCTTATCGAGGTGTGGACCGAGGCGTTAGGCCGTAAGAAAGAAGAATACACATCCGCTAAGGGCCGGGAGATTGCAAATGTATTGAAATCTCTCAAGGGGTGGAAGCGCGATAAACAGGCGCGGCAAAAACTTTACGGGCCACAGATAATTTATAGGCGGATAGGCACGGATATACCGAAAGAATAACTATCTTTGCAACAGCAGAATCAATTACTACTCAGCATAATGGCATTTCAATCAACTACTAATTTAAGGGGTTTACAGTTCAGGAGGGAGACGTTGTGAAACGTTTCCCTTTATTTATTTGTGTTAAATTCACAAAGTTTTTTCTCAAAATGTTTTGTAGTTCGGAAAGTATCCGTATCTTTGCAATGTCGATAAGAAATTAATAACCCTTTAAAATTAAAAGATATGGCAACTAAAGTAATAGACGAAAAGAAGAAATTTAGCTACGTGGTAACATTCGATTTGTTCAGACAAACCAATGTTAAGATATCAGTAGGTAATAAGATATACGAATATGTGAATACCATTAACGACTATAACGCCGCTAACGGGTGCAATACTATCGCGGTTCTATGTGATTTCAAAGCGCAAAAGTACATAGCCGTTAATATACAAGACGAGAAGTTCAACCGTAAAGAGTGCGTAATAATCAAGTAATCATTAACCAGGGCGGGGCGACCCGCCTATAAAAACCCTAAAGATATGAAAATTAAAGTAACATTTCGCCTCCTAGGAGGAAAAGACACAACGGTAACAATGGAGGTCCCGCAAGAATCTATTGCAGACCTGTTAAGAGAAGATTGTTTCACGGACATAGCTAATAAGGCGTCCACCAAAACAGGGGGCCGTACACGATACGGATATCTTAGAAAGATAGAAGATAAAGATTATTAACGCCATAGAAATATGAAAAAGAATATAATAACATTTTTGACATATCTATTTTGGGCGGTCGCCTTCATAGCTTTCGTATTACTATTTTGCGAACCAACAACTAATATATAAAGAATATGTTTGAAATTTTAAAAGTAACCGTTATATTTGAAGGCGGTGACGTAGTTAAGTACGTAGGTGACAGTGTTAGGCGCCTTATGGGAACCCCTGATGTATCCCACGTAGATACAGCCCGGAAAATTATAGAGGCCCGTATAAAAGACCTCCAAGAAGAACCCCGCAACGGGGCACTAGGAGCCGTAAAGAGGGTTATACTAGTGTACAAGGAGAAGGAACAGAGTATTAACCAATAATAGACAAGTAATGAGTAACAGAAAGAAATTAAGGGGCGCCCGAGACGGTGCCACACGTATCACCCCGGACAAGTCAATTACAGGCACATTTTACGGCCTGTATAACTTGGAAGTCTACGATAAGAAGGCGAACGCGTGGAACGCCGTAGAGGGGTGCAGCAATCTATTGTGGCCTGAAGCGGTAACAGCCCGTACCAATTACACCGCACTACGGAAGGCGTGCAGAGTAGCCAACAAGAGTGTATTACGAATAGCAGTACCGAACAATGAAGGCAACGGAAACTAGTGAAAAAGCTTTTGAACGTACATTATCTAAGTACGTCAACGACAAAGGAGGGATAGCAGTAAAATTGCTATCCCAATTTGTTAATGGGCTTCCCGACCGCCTGTATCTGATACCCGGAGGGCATGCGCTATTTGTCGAGTTCAAGAGCACCGGAAAGAAACCGACCAGGATACAGGAACACATCATAGGGCGTATCAGAAAGCTATCGTTTACCGTGTTGGTAGTGGACAGCCCGGAGACCTACAAAAACGCTGTTTTGTACATTGATATGTTACTAGGCGTTAATATCGAATGAACTGCTATAACGAATGTTAATGTTTTGACAAAAAGTTTTGTAGTCCGGAAAGTATGCGTATCTTTGAAGTGTCAAAAGGAAATAACCACTTAAAATTGCTAGCAGCTATGAAGGACCGCACGAGGGAGGAGATATCGCAGATAATAAAGATAAGCCCCTACTCAAGGAGACTTCAATATCTAGATAAAGAGCAGACTATCATTTGGCGGGCTTCTGATGAGGACCTAGAATACGCCCTACGAATAGCCCCTAAAACATTTAAAGTAAACCAATCAAGTAAACCAATCAAGTAAACCAATCAAGTAACATTTAAAAATTAGAATCATGAAAAAGTTAATTAGTATTTTAGCAGTAGTTTTGTTTGCGGTTAGTGCAATGGCACAGGTAACAAGTCAATCCGGGAAATTGGAAACCGTTAAGTCGTTCCGCCTAGGAACTTGTAAGCTAGTCAAGGTTGAGAAGGAAGGCGCGGTAACGTATCAGATAACCGCCCTAATCGCTAATGCTTCATCGCATGAACTGGAAATACCCCTAGGGGATGAAAAGGCCGCGGTGGCCCTCTTAACGTCTCTAGCGGAATACAAACCTACAAAAGGTGAAGTAGTCAATCTTAATAACGTGGACGGTAATACGGCTACCTATTCAAAGTTTAACGGCACGTGGCAGATATACGGACGCGGGCGTACTCTGTACATAGCAGTGAGCAGAAAGGAATTGTCAACAATGGCTAAAGTAATAGGAGGCAAATAATATGGAGTCCACAGAAAGAGACTATAACGAGTTATACAGTAACGGAAATGAATATATAAAGGTTTTCGTACACGCGGGACTGCATAACATATATGCGGCGACCGATGTAAAGACAATGGAACGGAAACGATTCAACTCCCTTAAGGACCTGGAGGCATATATATACAATAAAGGGTATCACCTTATTATGACAGACCGTGCAACGATATTCGCCCGTAACATTATGGAGGGCCAATCACCGCTATCCATTATAGACCTAACCACACGGGGGGACGGGACGCCGAAAGAGATTTGCTTTTCACGAGATAACAGAACGTACACCGGGTGGATAATAGGCAAAAACCTATGCGATAAGCGGGAAGTAATTGTTAGATGCAATTGCCCTGGCGCCTATACGAACGTTACCGGACATAAGACCGTAACGGTACCAGTCGATAAAATTATATTATTGTCAGATTATTAATTTACTAGAGACATGGAAGAATTTAATAAGAAACTTAAAGTAGACCGCGTGAATCAGTTCGGGCACCTGGTTAAGGCTATGGCGCACGGTACACCGACCGAGGGATACACAATTGGGGACGCTATTAAGGCCCTTCCGGATAACTTGCAACAATACTTGTTGTCCGAGGTACCCGACAGGATACTACGCAAAGAGCATACACGCAGGGGCCTCAACGACCTAACAACTACCCGGTACGAAGGTATCGACGAATTGAGGGAAGTGTACACGGATGAAGTGTTCAAGCGAGACCCGGCTAGGGAGTTATGCAACTTGTTAGGTATCAGGTCAAAGTTTCCGGATATCCTGGATGTAATAGACGAAGTACTGAAATTATTTCCGGAACGGTTCACACGGAAAGACCTTGCAAACGAGTTGTATATGGACGAGATAGGAATGAGATAATAACAATTAAAAATTTAATGACATGGGTAATAAAGCTAATAATTATATGTGTGTAGGCACAATCTTTGAAAAAGACGGAACGGCCTACGTAGTAAGAGAAGCGAGTGCTAACACTTGTATGGGGTGCGCATTTTACAATATCACTTCCGAAGGTAAACCGGAATGTAAGGGGCTGTCGTTACCCTGTGACGGGGATTATCGGGAGGACGGAAAGAACGTAGTGTACGAACCGTTAAAAACGGGCGAACAGTGTTAGACCGTACCCAGTTACACGAGATAGGAATGAAATAATACCAATTAAAAATTTAATGGCATGAGTAATAAAGCTAGTAATTATATGCGTGTAGGCACCACATTTGAGAAGGACGGTACAACCTACGTAGTAAGAGAGGCGAACGCCAACCTCTGTAAGGGATGTGCATTTTACAGTATCAACGAAGAAGGCGCGCCCGAATGCAAGGGGCTTGACTTCCTGTGTGACGAAGGATGCCGAGAAGATGAAAAGAACGTAGTGTTCCAAGCAATCAACAAGAGGGAATAATGCTAGACCGTACACAGTTACACAAGTATCAGATAACGGCCGTTAACCATATTGAGAACAACCCGTGCGCCGCGCTGTTTCTCGACATGGGACTAGGGAAAACCGTGTCCACGTTAACGGCCGTGTCTGACTTGATAGAACGATTTGAAGTAACTAAGGTATTGGTAGTAGCCCCCAAGAGAGTAGCGGAAATGACATGGCTAGACGAGGTTAACACATGGAGCCACTTAAGCCACCTACGCGTATCAGTCATAAAGGGAACGGCCAAACAGCGAGAAGAGGCCGCCCGGGCGGAAGCGGATGTGTACACGGTTAGCCGGGATAATCTCGTTTGGCTCTTACAAATGTGGGGCGGGCAAAAGGTACCTTATGATATGCTAGTGTTGGACGAGTTAAGCAGTTTCAAAAACCACAGCGCTAAACGATTCAAGGCGGCAAAGGTTATCCGCCGCAGTTGTTACCGTGTCGTGGGTCTGACCGGAACACCCGCGCCGAATGGACTTATCGACCTATGGGCGCAAATATACCTTGTTGACGGCGGGCAAAGGTTAGGTAAGACGATAACCGATTACCGCGCCAACTACTTCCGACCGGGACGGCAGAACGCCGGAATAATCTACGAGTACAAGCCACTGGCCGATACCGAGGAAGTGATAGGGGAAAAGATATCCGACATCACACTTTCAATGAAAGCACTTGATTTCCTGGATATGCCGGAAGTGACGTACATCAACAATTATGTAGAACTGTCGGAGAAGGTGAAGAAGGCATACGACAAGTTCGAGGAAGAGCAACTTCTAACGCTGCTTGACGCCGCCGGAGGAGACTCCAAAGAAATCACCGCGCTAAACGCCGCAGCCCTTACAAACAAGCTGCTGCAATACGCGGGGGGCGCGGTCTACGATGAAGTGCGGGACGTGTACAACGTGCATGACGAAAAGTTGGAGACCCTGGTAGAAATGGTGGAGGCGGCGAACGGTTCGCCCGTGTTGGTGGCCTATGGTTTCAAGCACGAGGAAGCCCGGATAATGAAGGCTTTGCAGCCGTTCGGTGCGCGGAGGCTTAACACCGTGGATGATGTAAGGGAGTGGAACGAGGGAAAGATAACCGTACTAGTAACGCACCCGGCGAGCGCGGGCCACGGGCTTAACATGCAGAAGGGAGGCAACCGTATAATATGGTACAGCGCTACATGGAGCCTGGAACTGTATCAGCAGTTCAACGCGCGGTTGTGGAGGCAGGGACAGAAGAATAGCGTATTTGTCCACCACCTGATAAGCAAGGGAACCGTGGACGAGCGGGTAATACAGGTACTAAGCGGAAAAGCGACGGCACAAGACGGGTTAATGAACATAGTTAAGGGACTGATTAATAAGTATAGAATATGATATACATGGGAAGTAAGCGACGGATAGCCGAACAAATTTTGGCCTTTGTATTAGAGGGCAGAAAAAACGGTCAATATTATGTAGAGCCGTTCTGTGGAGGGTGCAATACGATAGATAAAGTACCGGGCAATAGAATAGCTAATGATAGCAACCCGTATTTAATCGCAATGTGGGAGGCATTATCATGGGGGTGGGACCCGCCGAGGACCATAGAAAGGGAACGCTATTGCGAAGTGCGGACATGCTATAAACAAAATTCAGATGAATACCCGATGCATTATATCGGTTGGGTGGGATTCGTGGGAAGCTTTAACGGCAAATTTTTCGGCGGGGATGCGGGCCACTCAGCTATGATGAGGACGGGCAGAGTTCGGGACTACATAGGAGAGGCGTCTCGTAACATATTAGCACAAGTCCCCCTACTAGACGGGGTGCAATTCACTAACCGCAGTTATGCAGATATGAGTATCCCCGCTAATTCTATTATATATTGCGACCCTCCGTATGCGGGTGCGACAAAATACGAGTACTCGATAGACCATGAAAAATTTTGGGCCTGGTGTAGGGAAAGAGTGGCCGAGGGGCACGATGTGTTTATTTCTGAATACAGCGCCCCGGACGACTTCGTTTGCGTGTGGGAACAAGAAATATTATCAGCCCTAAACCCGGGCAGGACCGAGCGGTCAATAGAAAAATTATTTATTCATAAATCACAATTATAGAGTATGAATGTATTGAGTTTATTCGACGGGACGAGTTGCGGTAACGGGTGGACGGTGAAGGTTATAGAACATATATTGTGTCACACATTTAAAAACTAAATTATGAGCGAAAAGATTAAAATAACAAAATTTACCGCGGGCGATACCAAGGAGCATGAAGGCGTAACCTACAAGGCGGTACGCAAAGAGCAGGACGAAATGTGCAAGGGGTGTGCGTTCTATAAGAGAGGCGAACCTTGCAAAGGCCCCCAAGGGTGGCTGTGTGTAGAGGTAATAGAAGGAGAACCGAATGACTTAATTTTTAAAATAGTAGAATAATGGAAAAAGAAAAATTCACGTCAGAGTATCACGTAGGGGATACGGTGGCATTGGACAATGAAAGATTTACCTACGTGGGTACACAGTATGACGAACTTAACAGGTGTACCGTACATCTATATGAACCCGTTAACGGAAAATCTAAAGAGTATCTGCAAACTAGCGCGGATAATTTTATAGAGTTTTTGTTCAAGGTTCCGGTAAAGGCTAGCAGCATTAACAATCCGGAAGCACCGGAGCGTAAACAGTCGTTCACTTCTAAACTGTTCGGGTGGTTCCTTGAGTCCAACCGTTGGAAACATTTCCTATACGCTATCCCGGCGGGCGCGGTAAACTTTTGGCTCACTATCGGCCTGGCATTAGGCATGGAGTTCAAGGATGCGCAGCACGGCGGTAAATTCGATTGGGTGGACGCTACGTGCACAGCAGTGGGCGGTTTCGTAGGGGCCGCGCTATCCTGGTGGCTATTGGGCAATTACGTATTACATTACTTAATCAAACTAATCTTTTAAATCATAACGTTATGGCAGATATGGAACATTTATTCAGAGAGCAGGAAATGAGGGAGCAAGAAATAGCTACCGGGCGTCCCGCAGTCACGGAGCGGTTTAAAACCGCATTGTACAGAGCGGAACAAGCGCAATACAATATGCGTAAAAAGATTGATAAGGCGGAAGCCGAGGAAATTATGATATACCGGGGGCTATCAACGGACCTCCGCAAGCCCGGGGGCTTTACGATATGCCGGAAGAATGCGCCGGATGTACAACTTACATTGACGCGCCCCGAGATGTACGCGTTATTGGGAAAAATACGGGAGGCGCTGAAACTATGATACGGAAGTTTTTCAAATGGATGAATAGCCCGGAAGATTTGCCCGGGCTAGCAGTGAGAATGTTTATAGCGATTTTATTAACCGTGGCGCTAGCGTTTACTTTTGCGTGGCTGGCCTTCCTAACATTATTAAGTTTATAACCATGGGACAAAAACAATCGGAGTGCAGAAAGAAACCGCTAGAATTTGTAGTTGAAGACCTAGCGACAATACTCAATGTAAATGAGTTCTTCCTATACAAGTTCTTCAAGTCGAACGGCATCTATTACCGGAAAGCGAGGGGCTTCCCCTATAACCTGGTTAACGCAATGGCGGTATGTGAGGCGCTGCCGCAAATCATATACGAGATTGCAACCACACGGGACGACCGTAACACACGTACCGAGCCGGACCGGATACCGACTATTGAGACGATGCTGCTAAAGGACCCGGAACGGGAACGCCCGGATAAGTTCAATACGGAGGATATCCCGCGAAAGTGGTGCCCGGGAACGTGGAAGCTAAAGTATAGAGGGCGGGTAGAGTCAAACCCTATTTACCGCCTCAACTATTATAGAGACGGGACGGTATCATTAGACGAATGGATGTGGCAGTTTCACAAGTGGGAAAAACGGGAACCGTGCAGGGCATTAAGGAGATGTAATGCAATTTTACGCGAATGGGCGGATAAATACGGGTTCATTCCGCGAGATATTAACGGAAATGTGGTGGAATGATTTAGAAAACTTTTCTCTCAAAAAACTTTGCAATTGTGGTTTTTACCGCGAAACAAAGATTTTGAGAGAAAAGTTTTTTGTCAAAACGTTAATAAACATAGTTAATTGATGCTAAATCGAAAACCACAAAATTTTTTGAGAAACATTTTGAAAAACGCGCTTTTCGGGTAAAAAAATAGGTTTACTAATGTTTTGACAAAAAAGTTTTTTGAGAGAAAATATATAAAGTGTCATTTCTGCAAAAAGTTTTTTGAGAGAAAGTTCGAAAAGGGCTGTTTTACTAACGTTTTGACTAAAAGTTCTACTAATTTACTTTACAATTAAAATCATCTGTGACACTCGTTTATGACGCTTAAGTCGTTGATAATCAGACTACAAACTTTTTGCGTAATAGATTAAGGATTTTTTACTGTGACACGTAACTCACTGATTTACTTATAGTTAGTACTAGTGTAATAGATGTAATAGATAGTTTCTATATAGATAAAAAACGTGATTTTTAATATTGTGATTTGATATATATTAGTATAGGTTAATATATATCAAATTTAAGTACTCATTTTCTTGTTTTTACCTTATAGGAAAACATCTGTTACATCTGTGACGTTTGGCGTAACTCGCTGTGTCATAATGAGTTATGCGTAATAGATAGAATTTTCATCTGTGACGCAAAAACTTTGTAGCTTGATAATCAGATAGTTACGTGTCACAGAGGGTAATTATAGGCATTTAGTCCTATTTTGAGGAGGGAAAGCGGTATATTTGCTGTCAATAAATGAGAAGCAATAATAATGTATGAAAAATTCAAAAGAAGATAAGAACGAAAAAGCGCCCGCTCCATTAGTGGAACGCGGGCCGGACGGAGTGGCGGTAAATGTGGTTTCACAGGCGCGCCTTGATAAATCCCGCACACGCCTAGACCCGGCGGAAGAAAACGGCTGCAACAGCGTGTTTCAGATATGCCGCCGACGGTGGGGTAAGGTTCCGATTTGGCAAGAGCCGGAGGATTTGCTAGCCGCCTTTAATATGTACCAGGACTGGATAGATAGGCACCCTATTATCGCGGTTGATGTCGTTAAGTCCGGTAACATGGCAGGCACGCTCCTGGAAATTCCCCGAAAGCGCCTGATGACAGAAACGGACTTTTGCGCGTTCCTTGGTGCAGCGCCTAACTACCTAGCGGTACGCCGGCAGATATATGAAGACAACTATAAGGAGTTCGGGCTAGAGGCGTCGAGGGCGTTCGCTGAAGCAATCGACAATATCCGGCAAATGATATTCCAGGATATGGACGCGGGGGCGGCCGCGCAGGTTTTTGACCCGAACTACATTCGTGCATTGAGAGGGCACAAGACCGCACTCGATTACACCTCAGGAGGCAAGGAGATTAAAGGGGGCTTGACAATACAGGTTTCAGACCCTAGGACGGTCTCAAGGGTGCAAAAGCTAAAGGAGTTCAAGAAAGAGCACAAAGGCTCGGAAAACGAAGGGAAAGGGGGTTAAATGAAGTGTACCTACGTATTCGATAAGATGATAGAGCCGCTAATGAATCCTGGCATTCGCGGGATAGCAAGTAAGGGCGGTACGCGTTCTTCTAAGACGTGGAGCACCTTACAGCTACTTTACTTGATAGCGAGGGAAAGTCCCGAGCCGTTAATGATTAGCTGCGTAACCGACACGTTACCCGCCGTCAAGCGTGGTATGCTCCGTGACTTTACAAATATGCTGATAGACGAAGGTGTATGGGAGGATAGCGCGTTCAACAAGTCCGATATGATATACACCGTGAAGGAAGGCGTGTATATCGAATTCTTCGGGTGCGACAGTGCGGCAAAGGTCCACGGCCCGGCGCGGGACATTCTGTTCATCAACGAGGCGCAGAGGATACCGCGCGAGATATTCCGCCAATTGGATGTGCGTACCCGGCTAAAGGTGATTATCGACTTTAACCCGGTTCGCCGCTTTTGGGGTGAGACCGATTTTACAGGGGACAAGTACGTTACTATCCACTCGACGTACAAGGATAACCCGTTCTTGACTGAACAACAAATTGAGGCTATCGAACGGAACGCAAAGGACCCAAATTGGTGGCGCGTATATGGAGAAGGACAAACGGGCGGGCTTGAAGGCCTCGTATATCCCGAAATTGAAGTTATTGAGACGCTGCCGGACTTCTTAACGGGCGAGGATACAAAACGCTGTGTCGGGCTTGATTTCGGCTTCCAGAACGACCCTACCGCAATTGTCGATATCTACATGCGAGGGTGGGACCTGTACATAGATGAAGTGTGCTACCGTACCAAGATGCTTAACCGCACGATAGCGGACACTCTTAAGGACTATGGGCTGCAAAACGTATATACCGTGTGCGACAGCGCCGAACAGAAGAGTATCGTGGAGATACGGCAGCACGGCTGTAAGACAATTCCATGTGTCAAGGGCAAAGGTTCCGTGAAGGCTGGCATTCAGCAGGTGAAGCAATTCAAGTTGCATGTAACGAGGCGTAGCGCCGATATCCTGGATGAGGCGGATAACTATTCCTACGTCAAGGACGAGATGACCAACACGTTTACCAACGAACCGATAGATAACTTTAACCATGCATGGGACGCTATCCGTTACGGCGTTGATTTCCTTATCCGGAAGTACAGACCTAAAGCCGCCGCACAATGATACAGATATACGAGCGTGTGCAGGTTACCGAGGACGGAAGAACCGGAACGGTATTGGAGGCTAATGTATTGGGCGTCGTGGTACAGTACGACGGGACCGATGAACAAGAGTGGTTATATTACGAACAAGTGGAACAACTAGAATTTGACAAATATGAATAAGATTAGATTTAGAGGGCTCGAGGATATCGTATTGATGTCGTGCCCGAATACCGTGAAGGGCCGCGTGAAACGCGCGCTAATGCGCATCTACTATGCACTTTGTCGGTATAATAACGCCAAACAATTAGAATTTATATGTAACTTGCACCCGTGTTACGAGGGTCGGCTAACTTCCGAACAAAGTAAGTTATTAGAGAAGGTTTCGGAGTACGTACAGGCCGACCGATTCGTAACCAAAAACCGCCGCGTGGTGTACACGCTGCCGAGTATTGAACAGGTGACGTTATGGCAGTTGATAGAGACGCGCAGAGCGGAGACGGCAACGGAGAAGGTTACGAAGTGGTGCACGCTCGATGAGTACCAACCCGCCGAGTATTCACCGGATAACATCTATCACCTGTTGTCCACAATGAAGTACATCAAGGAGCAAATAGAGGCGGCGGACGCTCTAGAAAAACAGTTGTTCCCGCAGGGCGCAGGAGGTCCGGACACAGAGGCGGACGAACTGAAGGAGGCAAAGAACATATTGACTTTGGTACAGGCTACGGCCGAGGCGTTCAACTGCTCGTTCGCAGAAGCCAAAAAAGTTAATTACCTGGACGCTATTCTGGCACTGGCGAAAAGGCATGAAGATATTGAAAAGGAAAAGGCGGAGATAAAGAAACATTTTAACAAATGATTTATGATTAAAAAGTATGAGATAATTATGGACGGGGACGTAAAGCGTATCAAGGCATTACGTTCCTTTCACGTACAAGGGCGCTACGTCAATATAGGGGACGTGGGCGGCATTGTGTATGACGAGAACACGCTGTCACAGGAGGGTAACTGCTGGATATTTAGCGGCAACCTCGGTTTTCCCGGTGCGCGCATCGGCGGGGATTCGATTGTTGATGTAGGCGAAACATCGCTAGGCGCATCAGGCGCGCCTAATGTAGACATTCTAGGGTCTAGCGCCGTTGTGGGTGGTAAGCTACTTTTCGAGGCGGAACGGACAGCAGCGGACGTTATAATACTGACGGAGGCTGACTTCGAACAAGGTACAATATCATATATGAAGGGCGCGAACTGGGAGACCTGGAAAGCGCAGAGTGCTCGGGGGGTCCGATTAAAGGCACCTATTTTTGCAGGTGGCGTAGCAATAACTCTTAAGGTATCCGTACCGGGGTACAAGGTTCAAGCTTTTGTTCTAGATCGTGACGGGTTAGGCATAGCCGTTACAGATACGATAGGAACGGGGGAAGGTGTAACCTTAGAAGTACCCGCAGGACAATACTTCATGTTGGGGCTGTCGAAGAATCCGGAGGCGGCTATAGTCCCGGCAGACGCTACCGCCGCTAAAATCACGTTTACCGGTACTTATGAAACTAAGCTTTCGATAGTTGATTCACGTGTGGAGATCAACCAGGTGACCAGTACCCGAATTTATTCAATCAAACCGGGCGGAAGAGTTTTGGGGGGGTCATACCCGGAAGCGATCATTAGAAATTCTAAGGTGTCCGTAAACGCTTCAGCGGCTGCGAATGCAACCTTTAGACTTATGGGGCGGATAACCGAATCGAACGTAACTGTAGACGCTACGGCGGGAGAGGCTCAACTATCCGGTATCTATAGTAACGTCAAGAATCTAACGGCACCCGGAATTTTATCTGTGGGTCTTGGTGTTCCCGTTTATAACGCTATTCAAGCTACGGACTGCGATAACTTTGTCGCATCCCCGGGGGCATTACCGGGTTACGCGGCGGGTGTATCTGCCGGCATGCCGTTCGTATTCACCCGGTGCAATGTACCGAGCGGAATGTTCTACCACAACGCCAAAGTGAAGAATACCTATACAGATATCGACTTTGCAAAGGCCCAAGCTGATTTGGGTAAAACGACGGTAAACGGGTATACGCTATGTAGCGCGGAAGTTGAGGGAATGTACCGTTTGTATTCTACGGTCGGGTCATTTTTCGGTGCATTGGTAGAAACACACGACAGTGTTAAGTCCCTAAACATGGAGGGGTCGGCAAACACCTACAATACCACGATTTACAAGGACGCTTATTTCCGTGGTAAATTTGATTTTGCCGGGACTAATGTATTCGGTAACAAGGTGCCAAAGCATTCTAGAGCGGTGGAACTAAAGGCGGGGCCTAGAGTAGTGCAGGGTACACTTAACACCGTAGTCGTTGGAAAAACCGTTACAGGAATTGCGCCCTCTGATACCAGCGTAGTTACGCCAATAAGATACCGTATCAATTCCGTAAAAGGTATTTCAGTAAAGAACATGCCCGCGGGATTAAGGGCGCAAATTGTGGTCGTGGATGAACGTAACGTTGTTGAGGGCGCTAGCGGAGTCGTATCGGTAGATACTGATTTCACTGCGTATGCAGCTTTCGCCTATGCGTACATCATTTTCAGCAAGACCGGGGACGTGGCGATTACGCCGGACGAACTGGGCGATGCGACCATAACGGTGTACAACGGTTGTAAGATTTTGAACACAGGAGAGACGGCGATAAAAATGAGGGGCGATATCCGCGTAGAAGACAACGCTACACTCGTCAACGCTAGTGTAACGGGTTCGGGCTACTTTGGTGGTAATTCCGTAGTGTACTACAAACCTACTGTATGGGCGTCGCTTGATTTCGCGGGTACGGTATTCATGAAGGACAAGGCGGTATTTGCGCCGACGGCATTAACCGGGGCGTGTGCGCTTGTCCGTATGGAAGGAAACGCCAAGTTTATCGGGTCGGTGGACGTAGCTAGTACGAACCTTTCGTTCATCATGAGGGACAACGCCGTTATAGAAGGAAAAGCTAACACCCGTTCGGGCGTGGTTATGTCCGGTAACTCGAAGGTCGCAGCAGCTGGGCAGATAATGGCAGCTAGCCGCGGGGTGCTGGTTATGGAGGATAACGCTAGCATTGAGGCGAACACAACCGTTATCGGGGCTATTACATTATCCGGTAATTACAAGGGTGATAAGGTAAAAACTTGGACGGGTAAACGGACTATTACAGACGTAAATGCACCCGAGTATGACGATAATGTAAAGACGGAATATGACTTTTAAAGGGATATTAGATGACGTATCAACATGGGCGGGCCGACACGGCCTACCCGTGTTTTTCGGTGACGAGTACACCCGCAATGTACTGGCCAATCAGATAACAGGCGATTTCGTCTTTGTCGATATGCCCGGGGGCGTGCAGACCTATTCCGACCTGGCACCCGAGCCGTTCGGAATTAACGTACTTATCCAGGTGCTAGGGACGTCCCACTACCTACGTGACGATACGGCGGAAATAGAGGTCCTGGACAGGACTTTCACCGTTATTACAGACATTGCCAGGCAGGCGGGCTGTAACTACGTTAGCGGGGCTGCAAATGTGGTTAAGAGGCAGAATATATACGATAGTCCCAAATCGGGCTGGGAGATAACTCTTAATATATCCGAGTAATGGCAAAGAATCCGATAACACAGATAGAAGTCCTACTAACTAAGTTAAGGGATGATATCGAGCAGTCGTACATACAGAAGGGCCTGGTCGCTTCCGGTAATTTCGGGCGCGAACTGAAACTTACTGTAAGTGGCAACAATGCGAAGATAACCGCACCGCGATATGTCGGGGCAATGGAGGGAGGACGCGCACCCGGAAGGCGCCCGCCGTTATCAGTCATCAAGCGTTGGATAGAGGACAAGAACCGCCGCGGAGCTAACATACCGATAGAAGCCGCCTATCCTATCGCAAAGATGATAGGCGAGGAGGGAATAAAGGTACCGAACGACCACAACCCCGGCGGCGTGGTGTCGGATGTACTTAACCCGGCTAGGGTACTGTCATTGCAAAATGACATCATAACGATAATACGGTATGCGATTATTGACACATTAAAAATTGAATAATGAATGTATATTTACCTATAATCAACGAGACGCTAGTAAGTAGCGCTTCAATAGGAGAAACCAACTTCTATTTACAGCCTATCCCGGTATGGCCTACAAGGTCGTACACTATTACCATTACACCGGAAGACTCCGCGAAAGACGTAGAGATATCTATTCAACAAGGAGGGGTGAACAAGTTCCTAAAGGATATCCCGTATTCGCCTAAGATTGAGTTTGATTTGTCAATAGCGGGCACCGTAATAAATCCGTTAACACGCGACCAATCATTACTAAATGGCGGCGGAAACGATTTAGGGCTAATAACTATAGCGCACAATAGAAAACTGTGTATGCTTATATTGTTTAACGCGGATATCCCCGTTCACATGATGCCCGAGCTAGGCGGGTTTAATTTCAAGTTTCCGGTAAAGCCGAGAATCCCCGGACAACCATACGACATTATTATGCCGTCTTTGTCGTGGGAGAATAACGGACTGACTAACTACGACATCATATGTGAACCTGTGGACGATTACCGCGGCCCGCACGCGTTCCCCACGAAGTATTACCTAGGCAGTACGATAGATATCCGGTACATCAAGAAACTAACCGTTAATAGTCCGAGTACAGGTGATACCATAGCCGTAGCCGAGTATGAAAATAAGTTGCCAGCCGTCGTGGCAAACGACGGCCAAATGTTGTGCGCCGCGCGCCTACGTTGGAATATGCGTAACGGGCAATGGTTTTGGTACGCGTTTAAAGACTACTTTTGGAACGAGGGCTTCACGTATATGCGCGGTTTGGGCGGCGCGTCCGAGCAGGGCATTCTGACTATCAACGTAGCGTACACAAAGGAGTTTTATCCGGCGTTCCAAGAACTGTTAGTTTCTTCCAATATCGAATTGACGTTGCCGAAACAGTTCCCCACAATAGACGAGGAACAACGGTACAAAATGGAGGTTACAAGCGACACGGGCGCACGGTGGAGCGGTTCGGAACGCGTGTACCGCCAACAGATTACATTGCGTACTATCGGCTTTGTGGATAACTATATACCGCCCGTTGAACCGGATGCACCCGCCATTGTACCCGTAGCGTTTACCGCCACTCCGTATGAGAAGTCGTACCCGTACAATGCTTTTACAATAGAAGTTGCTGCGAACGTTACCAGTAATGTCAAGTGGGATTTAGTGCCGCAGGTTGAATGGCTGCTTCCAGTGTCACCCGAAGACGGAAAAGGAAATATCGGATCCACGCCTGTATCAATTAGACGTTTGGTTAATCCTAACACAACAGCCCGGACCGGATTTATATATTTCTTCAAGGCGGGAACAACCGAGCAGATAGGCGGAATAAAGATAAATCAGAACGGGGCACCCGCAGTGAACGCCACGCCAAAATTTCTACCTGTATCACCGGAAGGCGGATTAAAGTCTTTCGAGGTTAGTTGTGCAACGGCGGGACATGGTGCATTACGAGTTAAAAATATGTCGGGCGCTAGTGGTGCATGGGTCAATCTAGACGCTAGCCAATTGGAACAGGACGGAGGAGATGTATATGTGAATCCGGCGCTAAATTTGCCGGAATCCGGGGGCGTTCCTCGCTCGTGCATTATCCGCACTACGCACGACATCACCGGACAAATGGCAGATGTGAACGTTATGCAGTCCGTGGCTTGCCCGGTGGACCGCTTCCCGAACGACTTCAAATGGGCGGGAAAGGGTATGTATGCATATGACGGAAATGCGCATAATGATAATGAGTTTGCCTTCACTTCCGGAATACCGTATACCGATATGGTCGCGGAATGTAAACAGAGCTACGTAACTAGTATTAGAATTGTGTACGTAAAATCTAACGGTAAACTTATTTTTAACCTGGCGCAAAACTCGGGTGCGGGGGCGGACACCGATAGATTTGCGCGCATTAACATCAAGCACGTACCCACCGGAAAAATATTGGGCACGATAGTAATATTCCAACGCGGCTACAACAACGCGCCTGCTAATTACGTGTACGCTATTTACGATTCCGTAGAGGCAGGAGAGGGGAGTATGCATTATTTCGATTTGATAACGGCCGCATCTATGGTGCCTAGCTTTACACTGCCTTCACAGGCTAAAACACATAATATTGACAGTCTTAGTGTAGTAGGTGTGCAACTTAATAAGTTCCGTGTTATGCTAGATTGGAATCCCGGTCGGATCCGGACAATAAATATATCGGCGAACGTTACAGGGGCTTCGGGGAACATTCCGATTATACAGTATTCCAACGTTGACGCTATGGCAATAGCATCTAATCAGATTTGGCACAGGTTAAACCCGGTATGGGTGCTGCGCGCCCCGGACGAACGAACCGCAGAAATAGCGGTGCAGGCGCGAAAGCTAAATCAACGTGATGAGATATCATTCTTCCGGCTGGATAGCTGGGTAACGCTAGATTCAACCGCCATAGACCCTAATAACGAGTACATTAGAAAGTTCAATTTGCGGATAGCGGCCAATACGACAGGAGCGGCGAGGGGTACGGAAATACGGTTCCAAAGACCGGGGATATCTGATATAATTATACGAATCGAACAGGCAGGATAAAATGGATACGGTAAAATTAAAGATTAACGGAAATTACGTAGAGGGCCTTTCGGGGTCCTCTGTAAAACTCACAGTCAACAATATATCACCCGTCACAATGACAGGTGACAGTGTGGCATTTTCGGCTACTATCAAAGTGCCGAGGACACTCAACAATGACCGGACGTTCATTAACTTGCAAAAGGGTATGCACGAGTGCATTTTTTACGATTGTCAGTTACTCGTGTACGGGCTTCCATTCCAATACATGGGCTATGACGTGGAGTTCTACGCCAAAGTATCATACAACGGCGGGAATTACTCTATATCGCTAGTCGAAAATACGCAGAAGTGGAGCGACGAAGAAATACGGATACAACATAAGCTAGAGCAGGTAGAGCAGATGTTTTCCGGGTGGCTCAATGCGTCGAGGGTCGTCAACCTTGAAAAGATTATCAACGACCATATTACATGGAAAGAGGGCAAATTTCCGGTTCTCACTCCGAAGCATAACGAAGGTTCCGAGATATCCGAACCGATAGATGCGGCTCTGCTGAAGCCCACTATTATGATATTCCGTTCGTCTATCGTATGGGATAATGATGTAGCATCCGGAAATATGACTCTAGTACCGAAGGAGTACGCGAAAGGCCGGGGCGGGTATGTCTATCCGGACATTGCGCAGGTAGTGATATCCGATACCATGAAAGCCTTGTATGCTACCCTTTTCGGACTGGCCCCGGGCGGGCAAAACCCCGGGTTCAATATCCGGTCGGGCGTAGGGCGAGATATCCGTATGATAGTGGAATACACAGGCACTACCATTCCTAGCACGTTGCCGGAACTGCACATAGTAGCGGAATCCACCAATTTAACGGAGTGCATTCTATACGCCCGTTCAAGGCTGACCGACCGCATTTGGATGTATGGTTCGTCACTTGACTCCGTGGCATTCGTTACGCCTACGAGCGATAAGTATATGATACTGAAAGGACTGATAGGCGGGGTTAAGCAGTCGTGTTTCAAGTTTCCGAACGGATACGCACCGGAAGAACTTATAGATATGGGTGAAGGGAAAGCGGAAGTACTGACAGCGTACAGGCCCGCAGCCGGAACAATAGTAGCCGGAACGGGGTTCCCCTATTCGGACGTTAAAAAAATGGTGGACGACCTGTGTACGGCGTTCCATTGGCGGAAGCAGTGGCGGAACAAGACATTAAGTATCGAGCCAATCATACACCCGTCAATACGTGATAGGAAAGACGACAGGCATAAATACATAGTTGATTGGAGCGATAGGTTTTCCGGGGTGGACACGATAGAAGTTCCGGATGAGTTTGCCGACCAACTTGTAACGCAGGTGGGCGACGTAAAGTACAGTTACTCGATAGGCCCCGGGACGCTTAACCCGGTGAAGGACGCATATAAATCCGGACTTCCGTTCGCATATAACTTTATGGCGTTTCCAAAGGTGGCGTTAACGTCTAAGTTTACGACAGGGGGAACCGCTGAGTATGTGACTGCACTAGAGGACATTTATAGGATGTATATAAAGAGACACTTTAAGCTATTTGCGCCTAGAATGCAGGTTAAGATAAAGGCCCGGTTAAGCTATTCGGACGTTATCAACCTAAAGTTGGACAGGGCGTATTACTTTTCGCAGTTGGGCGGATATTTTTACATAAAATCCCTAGGCGAATATGACGTAACTAAAGGAGATTGCAAGCTATCTTTGTACAAATTGGATTTAACGAATTAAGGTATGGCAGACCAAGTAACATTATTAGACTTAAATTTTGGAACGTCAGAGGCTGAAAAAGGCCTCGACGCTCTGATAGCAAAGAGTATAGCGCTTGCAAAGACCAAAAAAGATTTACAAGCCGCATATAACTCTGAAAAATCGGCCCTTGACTCTCTGAACCAAAATTATGCGGACGGGCTTGTTACGCAAGACAAGTACGAAGCGTCAGTTCAGAAACTGAACAAGGAGATGATAGAGACGAAAAAAGCCCTGTTAGACAATGCGAACGCACAGAAGGAGAATAACGCCGAGATTAAGAGCACAAAAACCCTGCTTGATAGTGAGGCTACGAGCGTTAACGCGCTCCGTGCACAGTTGGCGCAAAATACCGTGGAACTTAACAAGATGTCCGAGGCGCAGCGCACTACTAGCAAGGAAGGCGTGGAACTCACCGAGCAAACCAAAGCCCTATCCGACAAACTGAAAGAGCTAGAGAAGTCCGTAGGCGATAACCGACGGAACGTAGGTAACTATGCGGAAAGTGTCAAGGACGGAATTTTGCAGACTCAAGGATTATCCGGCGGAACGGGCGCACTTGTCGGCGCGATGAAAAGCGGTATAACAGGCGTGCAGGCGTTTAACGCCGCATTGAAGGCGAACCCAATACTTTTCATTGTGACGACCGTGTTAACTCTTATCGGAGCTATCGAGAAGATGATAAAGAGGAACAGCGACCTCGCAACAAGCCTAAAGGCGGCTTTTGCGCCCTTCCAAACGATTCTAGGGAGGTTGTTGGACTATATTACGGAAATGTTCACGGCGCTTGCAAAGGCCTTTGAATGGTTGGCCGAAAAAATAACCTGGCTACTCAATAAGATAGGGCTTATATCGGATGCCACATTAGAGGCGGCTAAATCCGCTAGCGCCCTGGAAAAGGAGACGCAGCGCATTTACAAGGCGGAAACTGATATGCTTGTACCAATGGCCCGTATGAAGCGCGAAATGGAGGAGTTAAAGACCCTAGCGGCCGACCAAAACAAGTCCACGGAGGAACGCCGGAAACTGCTAGAACAGGCGACCGAGAAACTGCACGCTATGCGGGACATGGAGGTAGCAATACTAGACGCAAAGTACAAGCAGATAAAGGCGCAAAACGAGCTAGGATACACATCAGACGAGGACGCCCGGAAGGAACAGGAAGCCCTGGCAGCACTTGAGCAGGCCCGCGCCAACTACGCCACGCAGGAGAAAGAGATATACGGACAATTAACCGGATATGAGAAGGCAGACGCCGCCGCGAAGCAGGCCAATATAAAGGCAGCGCTAGACGCACGGCGGAAAGCGGCGGAAGATGCGGAAAAGGCGGAAGTGGAAGCGGCACAAAGAGCGGCGGATGCACGGGCAAAAGCGCAACAAGCCATATTAAAGCAATACGCTGATGCAGTCGAGGCGATGCGGTTGCAGATAGCCGAGAACGAGCTAAAGAACGGAGCGGCCACACTTGAGGAGCAACAGCAGGTTATCAATGCACAAATAGAGGCCGAGAAGTATAAGAGGGAGCAGAATCTTATCGGAGAACAGGAATACCTCAATAACGTCAAAGCGCTACAACTCCAATTTGCCACAGCGGTGAAGGCGGAAACAGACGCCCGCGCACAGTCCGAGAGGGACCGACGGGCAATGGAGATTGAGAACCAAAGACAGCTAGACGATATCAAGTTAGGTAACTCCCTGGAAGCCGAGTTGGCACGCCTGAACGCACAGAGGGATATGGAGGTAGCAGCCGCCGAAGCTATCGGAGCCGAGACGGACAGCATATACGAGCGCTACGAGCTAATCAAGTCACAGCGGGAAAAGGCCGCAGCGAACGCGCGCGTAGCCCTGGCGGGTGATGTAGCCGGACAACTCTCAACGCTGTTGGGCGAGGAGTCCGCCGCGGGTAAAGCGGCAGCCGTGGTGCAGGCCACGATAAACACGTACCAAGGCGCTACCAAAGCATTGGCGCAAGGCGGTATATTAGGTGTCGCACAGGCCGCTATTGTGATAGCCGCCGGAATGAAACAGGTGATGAGCATCACCAAGACAAAGGAACCGGATACCAAGGTACGCACACCGTCCGCAAAGTACGCGAAGGGTGGACAGATTTACGGCCCTAGCCATTCCGCCGGGGGTGTAACGTTCGTAGGCTCCAATGGGCAACGATTTGAGGCTGAAGGAGGCGAGAACATGTACATACTAAACCGGAAGGCTTCCGGAGCTATTAATGCGCTGTCAGCGCTTAATATGGAGTACGGCGGACGTTCATTCGGCACGTCCGGTGTGTACCGTTACGCAAATGGCGGTAAGATTTCGGTAGGTTCCAATGGTACCGTAAAGATGCCGTCTAATTTCGCCCTGTCTGATGACAGCCTGTACAAGCTAGCCGCTATAATGTACGATTCAGTCGCACGCGTTCCGGCGCCACAGGTCGCAGTAACGGACATAAACGAGGAAACCGAGCGCGCACAGAGCGTGCAGGTGGCCGCAGGTATTTAATTGATAGGTAAAAAGCCCCTTAAATGTAGTTTAATATCATAACTTTGTGACGCAATTAGTGTAATTAAAAGGAAAACATATGAAAAAGCATGAAAATATTTGAAAAATTACGAATAATCGAAGCGGGTGAAACGAAAAACGTTATCGAGGAGAACGGGAAAGACTATAAATTAGTTATTTCCGCCGAAAGCTTCCCTTCCCTTGTGGCGCTTGGAAACGAACGACCGATTCACGCACGCCGTACACATAGCGGTACCGATTTGTTGGACGGGTATATAGGCTACTTCAAGAACTTCGTGAGCGATGACACGGCGGTATATGCCGACCTTGTTATGTCGGAAGCCCTGGAAACCGCGTACCCCTCTGAATTCGCATTCATGGTTAGCATGATTGAGAAGGAGCCGGAGTTGTTAGGTGTGTCCGTCAATCAAATGGATGTTAAAAAGTTTGATGACGAAACGGGAACGGCAACAGTTACAGAGGTGACTGCATTTTTTAGCGCGGATTTGGTGGGACTTCCCGCCGCGACTAGTTCACTTTTTAGCAATAACTTTAAAAATTCAAAAACGATGAGCAAATTTTCATTTAAGGGTTTGGTGTCTATGCTTTCGAAAACGAAGCTAGCCACGGAAACATTTACCACATCAGACGGGACCGAGATTACGGTTTCTTCTGCTAGTGACGAGGTGCAGGTAGGCGATGCCGTTACTTTGGCGGACGGAAGCCCGGCACCGGACGGAGATTACCAAATCACTACACCGGACGGCGACATTATTTTGGTCGTTGAGGGCGGCGTAATCGCAGGTGTTAAGGATATCGAAGTAGAAGAAACCAAAACCGAGGAAGAGAAGAAAACCGAGGAAGAGAAGAAAACGCCCACACCGGAAGAACTGGCAACAGTACAGGCAGAAGTAACCGCGCTAAGGGCGGAAATTTCAGAGCTGAAAACACAGCTAAACCGGAAGTCCGGAACTCCGAAGCCCGCAAAGACCGAGGTTAAGACCGAGGAAAACAAGGGAGAAACAAAACTAAGCCGTGAAGCCGTTCAAAAGGCATTCTTGGAGAACCGCAAAAAATGGCGCTAAATAATTAATTAACAACTAAAAAACTAGAAAATTATGGCATTTACATTTAGTGATTTAAACAAACTGAACATTGACAGTTTATCCGAGGTTATCTCTTTGACGCTAGGTTTGGAAAGCGAACTCTCCACAGGCGTAACGGTGCTTTCCGGCATTGAGAAAGGAAAGCCTATCCTTACATTCACCGCTACCGACAAGGCGGTAAGACGTTCCGCAGGCTGCGACAGCGAGTACAAGTACAGCGCGGTGCAGGACAAAGTTAAGTATTACGATCATGCGCAAATCGAATTGCCTATTGTGGTATGTTTGCAGGACTTGTGGGGTAAAATGGTTGCAAAGGGTGTGCACCTTTCTGACAACTTCGACCAAACACAGTTGGCCGCATTTATGCAGAGCGAGATTTTGAAGGTGCTGGAAGCCGATATGTTGCGTCTCGTATGGTTGGACGGCTTGAAAGCTTCCGATACCGAAGGCGAATACACCGTATTCAAAAATGGCGGTATTATCAAGCAGATGCAGGCCTCAACTGAATCTATTAAGGCTCTTGTTCCTTCTGGATCTGGTGCTAACGTTTTGGAATGTCTGAAATGGTGTATCGACGGCCAACGCCCGGACCAGCTGAACGACTCCGAATTTTTCGTATCTAGCAACATTATGCGCGCTTACAAGGACCTGGTAGAAGCAAAGGATAACCATTTGGCACAGGCTAACATGGAGAACGGCAAACCCTCGTATTACTTCGAAGGTTACAAAATCAACGAGTTGCGCCACGTATCCAACAGTGCGAAGGGTGACGCGTTAACCGTGCAATCATTCATTGCGTTCACTCCGAAAACAAACATTCAGTTGGCATTAGAAGACTCTAGTCTGACAATTGCGCCGTTTATCCAGGACGCGAAAGATAGAAAGTATTACAGTACTACTGTATTCGCTGCTGATGCTATGTTAGCCGTTCCACAGTACATGAAATTGTGTACGGCGGCAACAAATTAACCAATTAAAAATCAATTAATTATGGCTTGTATAAAAGCACTAAACAAGGCGATACGGTATAATTGCGAATTGGGCGCGGTTGGTTTAAAGGAGTTATACCTTATCAACTTCGCCGACATTACTGCTATGACTGTATCATTCGAGGATAATATCATATCAGCCATAACCCTGGGGGCGGGAGCTAAAACAGTTCCCGTCGATATGGTTAAAAATGGCGCTAAAGTGGTGGAGACATTGAAGGCTACGGACGCGTATAACGGAATAGACCAAACATTGACTATCACACTGTACGACAAGGCCGTTAACGGTACGTTAATCCTTGACGCCCTTATGAACGGGCGGTTTATGGCGGCAGTATCGTATAAGGACCTCAAGGCTAGCAAGTTTATGTTAGGCGCTCTTTGCGGTTTGGAAATTTCCGACATTCAGACAGACAGCAGTGCGAACGGGGGCTTTACCTCTATCACGCTAAAGACGCCGGACGATGCGAGAGGGGAGAAACGGACGTTATTAAATTCGGCTCCCTGGACTACGATAGTTAACGCTAAACTTACATAACTATGGGATGTATATCAAAATTAAATAGGGCCATTTTAGTGGACTGCGGCGCGGGCTCCACGGGTATTGAAGAATTGTTGCTAATCAACTATTCAGAAATTGCGTCTAAAGGCCTTACCGCCGGACAAGCTACATTAACGCTCGCTAGCGGAGGAAAAGCCATTTTAGTGGAGTCTAATAAGAAGGGCGTTAACGCGTCTTCCGAGGCGCGCGTAAATGACAATGCGCCCGCTGCCCTTGCCGATTCCGTGACCTTTACGATTTACGGGAAGGGCAAAAATAGCGCGGATATTGTGAACCGTATCTTAAACGGTCGGTTCGTGGCGGTTGCTAAGATGAAAGAGCAGAATATATACCGTGTGTACGGGCTAGTGTACGGGCTTAATATGTCCGCCTACACAGAAGAAGCCAACGCAAACGGTGGGTTTACAACAATAACGTTAACGACGCCGGAAAACGTGATAGGTGAGCAGCGCGCATACTTCGACCCGACGACGTATACAACGTTAAGAACAGGCGCTATTGTAGCGTAAAGGAGGTAATTATGGCATGTATTAAAAAGTTAGAACAGAACGTTACGTTTGATTGTGCGAAAGCGAACGAACCTACCTCAATTCGTGGTATAGAAGAACTTATACTAGTCAATTATGATGATATAAGTAATTATTCCGTAGATGACGCAGGGTTGGCGACCATAACGGTGATGAAGGGGGCTAAGGGCTACGTAGTATCTAGCGTAGGGAACTCCGTGTCCGCCACGATTGCCGCAAAGGTGAATGACATTACGGTAACCGCGCAGGAGCATTCTGTAGTTGTTAAACTGATTGACAATGCGGGGACAATGGGCGCTAGTGGATTATCGAACCTAATTAACGCATTGCAGTTAGGGTCTTTTATCGCGTGCGTGCTAACAACTTCGGGTAATTATTTTGTATACGGGCTTATGTCCAGTCTAGAATGCTCCGAAATCGCGGGGGACTCGGCAACGGACGGAATTGTATCCGTTACTTTGAAAACACCCGATGCGGCAGGGGGCGATAGGTTGTTATCCCTTGCAAAAGCCACATATGACGGACTAAAGACACCGAGAGCGTAACAACAGATTAAAATTTAATTACAAATGGAAAGATTACAAGATATTGGGCAGATTTTGGCGCTGTGTGTGCGTATGACTAACTTAAAGTTAGAGGATTCATGCGGTTTTGACAGACAGTTCGCCGCACAATGGTATGAGAACGAGTACTTGACCGGGAAACACACGCGTTATGTGATGAAACCGGACTTGTCGATTACATCATACGAGGACGGGAAGGTATACCGCGCCTTTAATTGCGATGATGCAAAGGCCGTTGAACTAATGGAGGCGAACCCGGAATACTGCGATTACTTCATCGATATGGAATCGGTAGCGGTTACTATTCCGGAACTAGGGGACGACCCGTTCGCACCGGAACAGACCGAGCCGGAACAGACCGAGCCGGAACAGACAGAACCGGAACAGA